CGTCTTCTATATCGTCATGCTCTAATAAAGCACGTTTATCTTGTAACACTTCTATCTCAATACGACTAATCTGTTCTGGTCCTGTATTCTCTATCTCTACTTTATCAGACCATTTTAATATATTCTTAGCCATGAGGGTTAATACCCCTGCATTACCTTTCTTCTCACCTGTAGCATTATCCACCATAAGGTCTTGAAAAGCAACCATGAAATCTCTTTCTCCTATCTCCGCAGCTTCTTTAAAGTCTGGGTGTTGATCTAACCAACCATAATAAGCGTTACGTGTAACGCCCCAAGCTTGGCAGCATTTATCAATAGACATTCTACAGTCTTGACGCATACCTTCTCTAAGCTGTTTAGCGTATTTCTTTTTGTAAGTACTCTTACGTCCCATTAGTCTCTCACTTTGTCTAAGATTTTATCTATCTTCTCGTCCATCTTGTCTTGTTTTTTATCTAAGCTTTTTAGATCTTCTTTAATATCATTTAACCTGGAGTATTGTACAGCATCAGATTTATCTAATTCTATAATCTTATCTTCCATTTTATCAATCCTGCTATGTAGGCGTTTACCTATCCACGCGAAAAGACCCACTACGGGGCCTATAACTATAAAGAATATTTCTTTTAAAACATGTATTAAATCACTTTCCATTCTCGGCCTTCTCAAGTGCCTTGGTGAATACTGCGACCTGCTGCTGCGTAAGCGCACCATAATCATCCCTCAAGCTATCAAAATACTTCTTTCGGTTAATGCGTTCAGCAATCTTTTCTCCACTTCTGCCAACGATATAACCACCAATACCTATTTCAAGTAATGTAAATAGATTAGATACGATAGATGGATTGTCTATCAAATATTGAGGAGCTAACCCAAACCAATAAGACCCTAGCAATACTAGGAAGAACATCATTGTGGTTGGACGCCAGTTTCTTTGTAACCAAGATTCACCCGTAGCTTCTGCAATAACAACCTGTGCTTTAGCCTCAACTTCCTTAGCTTGGGCTTGTACAAGGATGTTCATCATCTCTGATTTGGCTTCATCTGATTTTTCTTTGTCTGGAATAAGGCGCTCTATCAGTGTAGTGATAGGGCCTATTAAGAGGTTTAATAGCATTATTGTTATTCTTATTTTATTAAATTAGGAGGCACTTTATAGAGATGCCAAGCTCTCTACTTCGGGAGAAGTAAATTTCCTTGTCGGGCATGGGACGCTTATTATATAAGGTCTCCCACGTTCCTTGCACGAATGCCGTAACGGCACACACTACGAGAAAAAGGCGAGGCTAGGAAATATGTCGTAAAACCTAACCTCAAAATGGTCGGATATGGAGTCGGTTAAGAGGTTCGCATACCCTTATTCAATAGAGTGGTTTTTTATATATCTTATGTGAGAGGGTAAGACATAAAGGAAAACCATAACCTTAGGAGAGAGTGTTTATGTTATTCTTATTATACACTTCTTTTTATTATGGTAACTATTATACCATAGGTTTGTTGATTTGTCAAGCTTTTTCTTTATCTTGTGTATTCCTTATCTTTGTGTTATACTTTAATCATAGGGTGCATATAGTTCATTGCATTCACCAAGTAACACATTCATTCACAAACTCACAAAGCTAAAGCCGCTTTGTTCGCTTGTTCATTAAGTAAACCCTGTAAAACTATTATAACAAACAATCTTGATCTTGTCAAGTTTTTATTTTAATTAAATTGTAAAGAAACTGTAAAGAAAACACAACACTGACAAAGAATCAATAGCTTGTGATTTATTTAAAATTATTTAATTATTTCTCTTGACATACTAGATCTTGTGTTCTATAGTTAAGATATACACAAAACAAGGAGAAACAAATGTCTGCACTAACTAACACTGAGAAACAATCTTTTAAAGACCTTGAACAAGAATCAAAAGCATTAATACAAAGAATGGAAGAACTACTGAAAGAAGCTTATGCACTTATAAAGGAGTTATAATATGTATCTACTGAACACTGAGAATGGTAAGGTTCAAACTTATGAGGAATGGTGTTACGCTGTATATGATAATTTTATATCACAACAACAGTTTGACAATCTTTTAGAATGCAATGAGCTAGGGGAGGTGTTATGATTAATTTAAACGTAATACTTGAGGATGTACCCAATTATCTACTAACAGACTTAGCTTATGAGCTTAAAGACGTACAGGAAGCCTACCACGTTGTCGCTGACGCAACGATCAGAGCTGACATAGGGCGTATATGCTTAGACTTAGAGAACGACGCTCAGAGCATCGCTGTGGCCCTTATGAACAGTTTGGATATGTTAGAGGATATGGGGTTGAGTCCTTTCGTAATAGAGATAGGAGTGTTGAAGTAATGCAAACCAAACGACAAAGCATAATAGAGAGTGTTACACAGAACGTTATAGGGTATTTGGTTGGTATAGGTACACAGTATGTAGTGTTTCCATTATTTGGGATGGAAGCTAATTTAACAGAAAACTTGCTAATAGGAGCTATCTTTGCTATAGTTAGTACAGCAAGGAGTTATGTTGTTAGAAGATTATTTAACAAACAACATTTATCTGATACAAGGAATGCTGATTTAGTGCAAGTGTTACATGCTAGTAACATGCAAAGAGATGAGTTAATAAGAGAGTTACAACAAGATAGCATAGACAAGAGTATCTTGATAAAAGACATGCAAGAGTATATACATAAGATTGATGGATTTTGTGCTTAGGAGAATACTATGACTTATGAAATGATACAAACTAATACAACATTTGATGAGATACAAGGATATATAGACCTAAACTTAGCTATAATACTACAAGCATGTATTGATGGTGATGTAGAGTGGCTTGAGAGCGCTCAATTTAGACGCACTGTACTATCCCTACCTGATAAGATATTACAACGTGAGATGGGTATAGGGCTTGTAGACATGACTGCTAAGCAGATAGCATTTCAGTTGATTAAAAGAATTAATAACGGTGATTTTAAAGGAAGAAGGGTAACTATATGATTAAGGTATATGACATATGCTGCAAGAATTGTGGCTATGTAGAAGAAATGTGGTTAGAAGATGAGGACTTAAAACACTTAATAGAAGATTGTTGGTGTGGGTCTTGTAAGGTGGGTGAGCTTTATATAGGTTTAGGCTCACCACAGTTCAGTATCAAAGGTCCAGGAGTATATGACCCAGGTAAACACTAGGAGATAGCAAAATGATCCACAATAAGACGAACAATGAGTTGTTGAAAGAGTTTGATAAACACGTAATTGGCCATACAGCTGCTAAGAAGATGCTTATCTCTTTAGTTAATAGGTCTAAGACTGCGCATTACCATAAATACTTATCACCAACCCCCTCAGATGATATTGAAACTAGTAATTGTCTGTTAATTGGTGGGTCTGGTACAGGTAAAACACATTTAGTAAATACATTACAGAAGTTAGTTAAATTCCCTTTAATTAGAGTAGATGCAACACAACTAGGGCCATCTGGTAGTGTCGCCCCTATGAACGTAGATAAGCTTTTAAAAGAGATTGTGAATAATGCATCTGATTTAGTGTATGACAGTGTTGATGATGGTTGTTTTCATTCACTAGAGGGCACTGTTGACCAAACTATTGTATTTATTGATGAAGTTGATAAATTATCTGATGCGTATAGTCAGAAAGATAGTAATTGGAATAAACAAACACAATCTACCTTACTAACTCTATTAGAAAACAATGAAGAGTTTAAGAATGTGTCATTTATCTTAGCAGGTGCTTTTGTAGGATTACAGAATAAGACAGAGGCTAAGAGCGGTATAGGGTTTAATAAAGTAGATATTGAAGAAGAGATTAACGAGGTTACTGATAAAGACGTTATTAGTTTCGGTATGATGCCTGAATTAATTGGTAGATTAAGTAGTGTTAAAGTGTTAGATGTGTTAGAATACAAAGAAATGAAGATGATATTAGAAGATATTATTATTCCACAAGCCACAGCACAATTATCTAGGTTTGCGTATGTACCAAGGAATTATATATCTACATCACAAATCCATGAGATGATAGAGCGAGCTTTGGAGAGTGGGCAAGGTGCTAGATCCTTAAAGAGAGAGGTTAATAAGTTGTTCGCTGATTTAGAGTTTGACTTTGAAGTTGTAGGAGAGATTAAGAATTTACCATTAGTAATAAATAACAAAGGAGTAGATAATGGCGCAACCTAGAATTATAACGCCGAAGTCTGAGTATACAGTAGATTACCCAGTGGCGTTGGACTTCACAAAGAAACAAGTTGATGTATTTTGGACTCCTGACGAGATAGAGATGGAGAAAGACTTACACGAGCTTAAAACCGGATTAACAGAATCAGAATTACACGGTGTTATTACAACACTCAAGCTATTTACACAATATGAGATACATGTAGGAAATGAGTATTGGGGTGGGATAGCTAAAGAGATGTTCCCACGTCCTGATATAGAAAGAATGACTAATTGCTTTAGTTTTATAGAAATAAACGTACATGCCCCATTCTACGCTAAGATAAACGAAGTGTTAGGGCTTGCAACAAATGAATTTTATAATAGTTATAAGGAAGATCCAGCATTAGCAGAACGTATGGATTGGATTGATAAGATGGTGGCCTTACCTAAACGTAGCACTGTAATGCAGAAGCTTTTAAGTATTGGAGCCTTCTCTATTGTTGAAGGAGCTATTTTATATAGTAACTTCGCTTTCCTTAAACACTTTCAGGCTAATGGTAAGAATAAGTTAACAAACTTAGTGGCAGGAATAAACTTTAGTGTTAGAGATGAGAACTTACACAGCTTAGGAGGTGCTTGGTTGTTTCAAACACTGTTAGAAGAATCTGAATTAAAAGATATAGATAAGTTAGAACTGCAATATACATTAGAAGACGTATGTAAACAAGCTTATGAACATGAGAAGGTTATTATTGCCAAAGTATTCGAGAAAGGCGGGATTAAAGGTATTACAGCTAACCAGATGGAAGCTTTTATTCAATCTAGATTAGATTTGTGCTTGACTAACCTTGGATATGATGCTATATTTAAACCAACGTACAACCCTATTGCTAAGTGGTTCTATAAGAACATCAGTGCTAGTGTAATGCATGATTTCTTTAGTAGACAGGGTAATAGCTATAATCGTGATTGGAAAGAAGGAGGTTTTAAATGGTAGATTACTGTAACATATATTTTTTAGGTTATTTAGTATGGGTAATGTACATAGGTTATAAAATTGGTAAAGGAGACATTTAGTGGATATATACAAAGAACTATCTAAAGAGAGGAAGAAGCTTCAAGAAGAGGGACATCTACCTCCTTGGGTGACCACCCTCTCTTACCAGATGATTAAAGATAAGGTGTTAACAGAAGAATATCCTACGTTTCACGATGTAGTGTCTAGAATAGCTAAAGCAGCAGGTAGGCATACAAATAGTGAGCTAGATTGGTCTACTAAGTTTTATAACCTCATATGGAACGGTTATCTAGCTTGTAGTACCCCAGTTATTGCTAATATGGGTACTGGTAAGGGGTGTCCTGTTAGTTGTAGTGGTAATTTCGTCTCAGATAACGTTTATAGCTTCTATGAGAGTATGACAGAGAACGCTGTCCTTAGTCAGAACGGTTTTGGTACTAGTAGTTGCCTGGATGATATACGTCCTCGTGGTGCTAAGATATCAAGAGGTGGTACAGCTTCTGGTGTTCTTCCTGTCCTTAAAGCTAACATACAAGTAAGTCGAGATATTAGTCAAGGAAGTACAAGACGTGGAGCATGGGCTGGATATATCAGTATTGAACATGGTGATTTCTATGAAGTGTGTGAATTTATAGTTGCACACCCTGATGATTGTAATATTGGATGGAATATACACAAAACATTCATTGATAAGCTAGAGGCAGGTGATAAAGAGGCCACAGAGCGTTACCAGAGAGCTTTAAAGGTAAAGATGGTTACTGGTAAGGGGTATTTCTTCTTTATTGATAAAGTTAATGAGCAGAATCCACAATGCTACAAAGATAGAGGCTTAACAGTTAAGGCTAGTAACTTATGTAGTGAGATTACACTACATTCAGATGAAGAACATAGCTTTAGTTGTGTTTTAAGCAGTTTAAACCTTGCTAAGTACAACGAATGGAAAGATACAAGCGCTGTAGCTGATTCTATTATGTTTTTAGACTGCGTAGCACAAGAAATGATTGAAATAGGGAGGAATGTCCCTGGTATGGAGAAAGTAGTAGCTTTTACTGAGAAATCTAGAGCATTAGGCTTAGGAACTCTTGGATTCCACACGTATCTACAACAAGAAGGTATTCCTTTTGAATCATTACAAGCACAATACAAAAATATAGAGATATATAAGGATATACAACACAAAGCTAGTCGGATGAGTTCTTTGATGGCTAAATCACAGGGTTCGCCTGAATGGATGACACACACAGGGTTAAGACACTCCCATTTAACAGCTGTAGCTCCTAATATGTCCTCTGCTATCATATGTGGTTCTGTTAGTCAAGGTGTTGAGCCTGTATATAAAAATGCTTACGTCCAAGCTGGTGCATCTGGTGAAATGCAACGTATAAACCCAGTGTTAGTGGAACTATTGCGTAAATTGCAACAGTTTAACCCGGAGAATATACAAGACATTATTAATAACGGTGGAAGTGTTCAACATGTGGATTATTTAACAGACGAACAGAAAGCTGTGTTTAAAACGGCTTTTGAAATAGACCAACACGTTATAATACGCCTAGCTAGTCAAAGACAACAGTATATATGTCAAGGACAAAGCATTAACTTGTTCTTTAGTGCTAATGAAGATGAAGAATACATTAGTGCTGTACATAAAGCTGCTTTCTTAGACCCAAAGCTAAAGGCATTGTATTATATACGTAGTGAAGCTGGTGTAACGGGTAGTAATGGGGAGTGTAGCGCATGCGAAGGGTGAAGTTATTTAACCTCAACGAAAAACAAAGGGAGTTTATCACACATACATTCATCTATTATGAGTTAGGTGAGTGTATTATCCCAGATAGTGAATATGACCGTCAAGCATTAGAACTAGAAGAGTTAAAAGACACAAAGCTATGGAATGATTCTAAATTCAAGGTATTCTTTCAAGATTGGACTAGTGCTACTGGTATTAGTCTTATACACAAAGATAAACCAGGATACTTATGTTACTACCATCACTTTATAGATAGAGCTAATGAATTAGTATTACGTCAGTAGTGCTATACTTTACAAGCTATAATTCACTTAATCAATGAATAACTACATATATAGTATAGTGTTTAAACAAAGGAGAGTTTATGAAAATAAGACAAATATTCAAAGATAATTACAATAGGTTAATTAAAGACAATAAACAGATAGAAGTAATGCGTCAGGAGTTATTGAATAGCGTACCTAAAGATATACAGCCCAACCCTTTTGCAGGAATGGAAATAACCATATTAAGTAGTGTAGTTAGAGAGTTTTCTCCCGACTACGTAGATTACAACTCAAACGACAGAGATATACTAATCAAAGAATATAATAGATTTATATGTCTCCATATCCACAAACATAGGCCTAAAGCAATAACGACAGACAATAGTAGGTGGTGTCCTTATGAACATTATTACAGTAAGGATATTAGAACTAAAAGAATTTGTACAGAGTGTGATGTAACTCAAGCTTATATTTCACATGATATAACTTAGTCAGTAGAGTAGTATAGTGCCGGAAGTTTCTTAACTAATCTTAATCCTGACGGCATTGTCTTTTCTTAGTGACACCCATCGGGTGTTACACCGGTATCCGAATGGATAAACCGGAGTCCACTAGACCCATCGGGTCTATTTCTCGTTAATCTTTTATCTTTATTTTTTTTGTACTAAGCCCACTACTTTTTTTTCTTATTTTGGGCGAGTACCTTTGGGAAAGCCCCTCCACACACCCCCGGTGGGGGGAGATGGCCCCTCTTAGCGGATGACACGCGAGTGTTGTCTGCGTACTATTTCATTGCATTTAATAGCACTAAGGCACTCCCTATTAACGTTGTTACATAGGCCGTGTATTTCTATATATGCTTGCGCTAGCCATTCGGTACACGCAAGCTCTTGATCTTGTGAGAGTTTTAAGTAAACTTATCAGTGATTGTTTGTGCTTATGCAGTCACTATCCAAATGTTGTTTTCTCTGAATTTCTTAACCACTTTGAGTATTGTTGTGTGGTCTTTGTTACAATATGTACCAATTTCATGCCAAGAATACCCACAATCAAACCTTAAGTAGCAGTATAATTGCTTCTTCTTGTCCATTATTGTCTTAGTTCCACGTGATAATAACACGTCTGATATGTCTAGATTAAGCATTGTTAATGCGTGTTGTGCATCACTCTCTATTGTTCTGTTCATAATCTATCTCCTCTTATGTATGTAATACTACGTAATGGTAATAGCTCTATATGTTGCTTGTCTAATGCCCTCACTCTACCCATGAATTGGATAATGTCCACCACTCTAAGCCCTGCCTTATAACCTTTAAACACTTGGATAGTTATATCATCATAGAACCCCTCAGATACACCCGCTTTACAATAAAGAAACGTCTCATCCTTGGTTAGGCTATAAAACACACTCACTTTATCACCGTTGTTTATTGTGCCTCCTATCATTGCCATTCATTCCTCCATTCCTTCACCCTAGCTTCTATAGCCTTGTGATGTTGTATGTGTTCGTGGTATTCAGACGCAGAAAGGATGCCATTAAGCACCCTCTCGTTATACTCTATTGTCTTGAGTCTACTCTCTACTATATCCTTACTTAGCTGTATAGCGTCAATAATCATAACCCATCCCCTAAAGCTTTTAGAGCTTTCTCCATCACATCACTTAATATTAGATTAATATCATGTATTGTGTCGTTTATATCTAGTAATACAGCTCCATATTCACAATGCGTAACACTTTGTTCATCGTATGATTCTAATTGATTAATTAAATCATTAAGCCCTGGATAAGCCTTTCTCTCTGTGTGGTATGTAGTTCTTAGTGCTTGTATTATGTATTTCATCTCTTCACCTTCTTTAACATCCTTAGCCTGACCCGCCACATTTGACGAACATAACACCATCTACATATAGTAGGTTTATCTTTGTTATGTACCCATTTATAATCCTTTAATTGCTTAGCAACCTCTTTTGATAAGGGTCTTGTAAGCCCTTTGCTTAATTGACATTCCATTACTCCTCCTGTGGCATAAACCAACATTTAGGTTCAGTAAGTCGTGGTTTCCATTCTCCTTTAGCTATAGCCATTGTCCTTTCTTGAAAATCATGGTGTGAGATAATCCCAACTTCTTTGCATATACTTCCTTCACGCTCTTCTACATCCCATTGCCATTCATGACTCTTTGTACGTACATAAAATTGTGGTCTTTTAGACACCATGCCAACCTCCATCATCATCAAGTCTTAATAAATCCTCATCTATGTCATCAGGCATCGGTATTGCGCCGTAATTCATATCATATAATGCATTCTCGTAGTCGTCTATGTCTTTCTTAGCCTTTAGTTTCTCTTCATCTTCCTTCTTATACCTAGCTTGTGCTTCTTCTATACTCTTAGAGTACCAATTATGAAAACTCATGTGTAATCCCTCACTACGTACCAATCTTTCGCATTCTCATACGTAAAGTTAACAACTTCATCATAATGACACTGCTTATGTAAGATAGCGTCTCTACTCTTATGATTTAATGTTACATTACTAAGACAATGGCCAAACAACACTACTAACCTCCTTGTAATACCTCTAGCCTCACTTACTGCGTCACATTTCCATACAAATAACTTTCTACGCTCTGGATTTAATGCTATTACGAATACAGTCATAATAATAATACTCCTATCATACAAATAAAAACAACTATATAATGCTTATCCTCACCAGTGACCATAAATGCGACTAAGCTAAATATTTGTAACACTAATAATAAACCTGAAATCATTATACACCTCCTTTAACAATACCATCTACTACAACAATATATTGGGTTCTTCCGTTCTTCTCATAAATATATGTAACCTTGCTACCCCAATCGTCTCTAAGCACTGCTACAGGCTCACCACAGTGTTTTAACAGCTTATAGCTAGTAGTGCCTACATCAATAATCTTACCACTACAACGCATTGCTAGAGCTTCATTAGTTAATGTAAAACCTATTAAGAATACCACCACTACCATATAAAAGTTTCTCATTACGCTCTCCATTTATCTAAAAGTTTAAGTTCTAAAGCGATGATATTCGGACTCCACAACCATAATGCTAAAGCTATGATACCAAAAACATCACCATAAGGGCTTTCTAATACAATTGCTAATGTACTTAATATAAAGATTAAAACTCTTGTAAAGTGAATCGCTGTTATTCGTTCTCTTTGAGTAGTCATTTGAAATCCTTAATTAATGTTGATATAGTAATTGTAGTAGGGTATTTTAGATAATGCAAGCTTATTTTGATAAAAACTTACGAATATTTGCAGTATCATTGTCATCTATATGATAATACTCACAATTATTACAGAAATAAGTTTGTAATTTATACTCTTTTGGCTTAGTAAAGCCCACACTTACTAATGTAGGCTTCTCATAATCCTCTAAATGACCACTTTCACAGTCAATACATAAGATATCTCCGTTCTCGTCTGTGTTTTCCTTTATACGTTCAAATTCTGATTTATATGGTTGTTGCATTACGTGTACTAAGCTTTCTGTCAATAGTTTAGCCATGGTTATTCCTTATAAGTATTTGTTTAAGTCAATTACTTTAACTCTTTTACTACTATACATTGGTCTCATCTTAGCTGATACTGGAACCACTCTACCTAACATCTTCTTATTCTTATATCTACCTTCAAACATCACCTCAGCTTCGGCTTTACGTCTATTAACCAACCCTTTACTAGTAACCTTTCTACCATTTCTAGTAATCTTAGTCCAACGCATCAAATAACCTCGTAGCTCCTTCTTATCTGTAACACCTCTGTTAATAGCTCTAACTAAACTAGAACCCCTCATACCCCTCACACCAACGTTATAAGCGAAACTAACTAACCCATCAAACATATGTTGACTTACTTCTACTTTTAAAGCTTTTCTTACACCGTGTGAATACTTCTCAATACCCTTAGTGAATAACTCAAACACTTCTTCTAGACTCAGTTCTCTATCATTAGCCCATCTGCTTAAGTCTTTAATCTCTGACCTAGTAGCTCCAATACCTATTGTCCAAACATTAGCACTGTCTTTATATCTAGTGGTTGTAATAGCTTCTGATAATACGATATCAGCTAAACCCTCTTTAGACATATGTTGTAACCCGTCTTGCTTCTTAAGCTCTTCCGCTTTAGCATTTATCTTTTCTTGTCTCTCCTTGGGTAGTTCAGCTATTTTGTCCTTGAACTTCTTATTACCTCCTACACCTACAGTCTCTATATCCTTTGGAGGAGCTTGATATGTAGCCTCGTCTAGCTTACCAAAAGCTTTCTCAAGGAAGTTCTTAACACCTGCTACAGTTTTCTTAAACATACGTTCTCCTAATGTATTGTATTGTTATGACCAAAATCACCATCTTCACCTTCATCAGTGTTAGTATCAACTTCAAAACTAATACCTCTTTCAGTGAATTCTTCTAACAACTTCTTGTGTATCTCTTGTAGATCATGAAACTCAACAGCTAACTTCTTATATGCCTCGTTCCACTCGTCTTTCAAATAAAACAACTCTTCAACTGTTAACTCATCTAAATCAGTATCTTGCATAATAAAACACCTCTTTTAGTTTGTGTTATATATCAGTATAGCATAAGACACAAGATAAATCAAGAAATAATACTAAATAAATACAAAGATATAGTCAGTATCTTTTATTCTGTTACAAATCTTTACAATTAATAATTTGACAAACTAAAATACTAAGCTATACTTAAAACATAGAGACATACATAATGAACAACAATCAATGCGACTATAGCATTGTTATTTTTGTGAATGAATGGATAAATCTTGGGTGAAGCGAAGCGAACTATATGCACTACTATTAAGGAGAGGACCATGTCGCACTATGATGAAGAATACGAGAAAGCAATACAAGAAGCTAGTGTTAATATTAGGAATGAACACAAAGATGGGAGCATACATATTAATACTGTTGAAGAAGCTGATGACTATATAAACTCACTAAAGAGTGCTCATATAGTAGGTCACATCACTGAAAAAGATTTGTTAGACAGTATAGATGAATACAAAGCACACGCTGATTTAATAACCGACCCTTGGAATCCTATGTATAACGCTCCTGAACCTAACATAGTAGACTCTCTTAATCCTTGGTATAATAGATTAGAAGAGATGGAATCAACCCCTTTGAAAGAAACCAAAGGTAAAGCTCATGATGCTAGATACTGTTACTTGTATGATATAGCTAAAGTGGTTTTTGACCATGAAAATTCAGATATAAGTCAGAAATATATTGACATTGGTGAAATGTTAGCTATAATAGTAGAGAGTGTTGAAGATAATAATGTAGCTAACGCAGAGTATTATTGTTCTGAGATACTGAACAATTTAATCAATGAACGTACATTACATGAGTTAGTAGGAGTTAGAGCACACGCATTAAGCTCTGGTAAGTATACATTAGATGGGTATAGAGGTGAGATAGATGTTAAGTTGTTATTAGATGCAGCTGCTAGACACTTCTTAAAGATATTATTTGTTGATAAAACAGATGAAGAGAGTGGGTTTAGTCATGATGCACATATAGCAGCTAATGTTATAATGGTACATACACAATTGAGGTTACACCATGAGAGAGATTAAATTTAGGGAGTATATACTTGAGAACGAGGGTAAGGTTACTAGAAACGAGTGGAGAGATATAGCACATGAACCTATGGGGACCTTGTATAATACTTGCCATAACATAATAGTGCAATATACAGGATTAAAAGATAAGAATGGTGTAGAGATATATGAAGGGGATATAGTAGGAGAATATCCTCAATACCCTGGAGACAGTGGGAATTATTGGGAAGTAGTTTATTGTGAAGAAAAAGCTTATTTTGCTTTTAAAAATTTATGTGAACTAGATAGGGATAGTTGTTATGAGGCATATAGATTCGAAAGGACTCTGTTAGAGGTAATAGGTAATATATACGAGAATAAGGAACTACTAGATGAGAACAATAACAATAAGTAGTAAAAACAAAAAGCTTATCAACGAGATATTTGGGAATGATGAGAGTGGGTTTATTAAGATAGCAATATCACGTAACAGCCATGCTGATAAAGGTGAAGTTAGAATGTGGGTTAATGTAATCAAGAGCGGGTTTTTAGAACTTGATTATGAATTTATTCTATCTGGAGGTTGCAAAAGTATCTGTGATAGTCTATTATTGAGATATGATTGGGTGATTGCTGCTTTCTTGAGGGTAGAGGAAGCAATATTTGAGGAGTTTAAAAATGGATAGTTTTATGTTGTTGATGGTTGTTAGTTTTGTTATGTTATTCATGGGTTTTATTACAACGTTTTCAGCTGTTTAATTAGATGGGTAACTTAATAAGTATGGGTCCTTGCCCTCATTGTGATGGGGGCCATAAATCCCCCTGCTACGCTGAGTATGTAGATGGGTATAAGTGTTTTAGTTGTGGAGTGTCTAAATCCTATAATAGCCATAGGATGGCTGTAATGGGACGCACACGCCCTACAATTAAACCAGGGCTTAAGCTACCTAAAGCATCCCCCAAAGTGAGTGAGTGGCCTGTGAGCATCCTTAAATGGCTTTATAGCTATTATGTGTTCGATGATGTTATTAAAAAACACAGGATAGGCTTTGTAGAAGACACTAATAGTTTATTGTTTAGTGTTGTAGAAGATAATCAAGTGGTGTTTGCACAAACTAGGGGTTTTCCTGCTAAGCATATCAGAGGGGTAGGGGCTAAACACTTATATAAGATAGATAATGAACACAACACTGTTGTTATTGTGGAGGATTACATTAGTGCGATACGATTAGCTGAGAACGGGGTCGATACTATCTGTTTATTTGGTACTTCTATTAACGATAGCGATATAAAACCTATCTTAAGTAGATGGGATAATATAATGATATGGCTGGATGGAGATGAAGCAGGGATTAAAGGACGTAAAACAATAGAAAAGAAGTTAAATATGAAAATAAACGAGTTAAAAACAAGATTTCCCTTGCGTTATACTCAAAACTGGTCTATATTTAGTGTAAGTAGTGAGAAAGACCCGAAAACTTATAGTGATACAGAAATCAAGGAGATGTTAAATGGATAATTTATTAATAGTTGGATTTGGTTTATTAGCTTTGGTTAATATTGGTTTATTGGTAGTGACTTTAGGAGCATTAATTGATGCGTTATAAAAGAGTAGACAAATTATTCTTAAGATTGTGGGTGGTGGTGATGCTTATAGGTTTGTACAACTTACATGACTTTTGTCAAAATAAAATATGGCCCAAGAGGGTGTTTAGTCATCACATAGTAGGAGTTACATTACCAATGCTGTCCTTAGTAACATCTAAAGACCAATTGGCTGCTGTTATAGCTCATGAAATCAGCCATATTCAGTTGCGACACACCTTACAAAGTAGCCATCATATCAATATGGAATATGAGGCTGATATATTAAGCTTCTATTATCTTAAGAGGGCTGGGTTTGGTATATGTGGAGCTACAAGGTTATGGGAGAAGGCTAGAGCTGGGCATATATCTTTGAGTCCTACATCACACCCTAATTATATGACTAGAGCTTACTATATGAACATGCCTGAGTGTAAAGATAAGCAACAAAAGGAAGAGGTAGTGACAATACAAGATGCTATTGATATCTTCAATAGATTAAATGCACATGTTGCAGGTATGAATAGACACTACACTAGATTTGAGATATTTTATTTTACTAACCAAGCTAATGCTTATGCTGGTACACGTTATAAGGAGGTGCAGAGATGAAATTTAAACTATTGAGAGATAAAGCCAGTATGCCTTGTATAGGCACAGAACATAGTGCTGGTATAGATTTAAGACTATCCAGTATTATTAAATCAGACCACGGAGTGTTTACACTAGGGCTGGGTGTAGCTGTAGAGATACCAGAGAATCACTTCGGAATGCTCGCTGTACGGTCCTCAATAGGGGCTAAAGGCCTTACTATGACTAATAGCGTAGGTATAATTGATTCTGACTACCGTGGTGAGCTTATGATGAAATGTACCTTTAAGCATAGAGGGTATGATTTCCCTGCGATGGGGGAGCGTATAGCACAGCTTATTGTAATCCCTTATCTTAAATCAGAAATAGAAATTGTAGAAGAGTTAAACGACACTGTGAGAGGAGTTGGTGGATATGGGTCAACAAATAAATAAGAAAGATATAGACATAGAGATAGATTTATTAAAATCTATGTCTAAACGTAGTAACTTCGAAACATATTATGGGAGTATTGATACTAAGCGTATATTCCCATCTACGAAGTTAATGTTAAAAGATTACAAAAAGTATTTTGAATTATATGACCATGGAGAGGTTGATTTTAAATCATTCTATACACAGTTTAACACATCATGGCATAATGACATGGATAACGACGATATAGAATATTATAGAGATTATGTATTTCCTGCTATAACAAATAGTGATGCACAACAAGCTGAAACATCTTTGTTAGGGTTGATACAGAAACAAACTTTAGAAGAAATTAACAAAGTGTGCTCAAAAGAATTTGACATTGAGAAGATATCAGCTATACTTGATATATTCAGAGAAAAACACAGTCAAATTATACAGGAGAGTGACGACGATGTCTATACTATTGAGAACATTGATTTCAGCACGCTTGACAAGAGCAAAGGAATCCCGTACTTTCTTCCGGCTCTGCAAGAAAGCCTTGATAGTCTTGTTAAGGGTCAGTTTGTTGTTGTTACTGCTGATACCGGTGGTGGTAAATCTGCTTTTTCTATTGCCCAAGCATCTAGTACGTTCCGCTGGTTATCTGAAACTAAAAGCGAACGTCCTATATTGTATTTCAATAGTGAAGGGACAGAGGCGGACGTCTATGGGAGAATGCTCAGTAACTTGTTTAAAGAAGAATTCCCAGGAGGATTCGAACAAATCTTCAAAGAAATAGATAAAGTTAAAGAGATGTTAATAGCTAAATATAATCCTCAGAACTTTAAGGTGTTTCAACTAGAAGGCAAGACAGTGGGATTTATCAAAGCTAAGATGATGAAATACAATCCTAGCTTAGTCATTGTTGATATAGCTGATACGTTAGTGCCTGAAGAGAGTCCCACAACACTTAAGAAGCTTTATGATACGTTAAGGCAGATGAGTGGTACGCATTGCCCTATACTAGGTACAACGCAGGCTGGGGACATGGCTTACATGAACAAAGAAACAGGTAAGATGGAAACTAAGAAGTGGTTAACAACTAAAGACGTGTACGGAGCTAAACAAAAGGCTGGTGCAGCCGATACAATCATTGGTATAGGTGTTGAACCTGATAGTGATATAAGGTATTTGAATGTAGCTAAGCTTAAGCGTGGTATACCTGTTAAGTTAACACTAGAACTACAAGGTATATATAGTGATTTTGGGGAGGTAAAATGGTGAGGAGAATTTTATGGGTTTTTGGGATGAAGACGTTGAGTTATTAGAGCAGGTTATAGAGGCTGCTAGAGATATTAAAACTATAGCCGATAAACTAGAAGCAAGTACACAACACAAAGGGTTAATTAATGAAGAGGTGGAAGCTTTAATTAACGCTGTAAAACCTTTTAAGGAGATAGAATGGTGAATGTTGTAGTGTTAGATTTTGAAACTAGCACGGGTGATAAAGCTACCCATGGGCCTAGTGCTAAAGACCCCGCCAATGACTTCTATACGATTATTTACGGTGATAGCCCTGATAATGTCACTATAGAACATAAAGAGGAGGGGTTTAAACGTAAGCTTCCTAATGGGTTTGTAGAGATGTTAGCTAAGTCTGATGTTTTAATAGGACACAACTTAGCATTTGATTTAAGTTATATATGGCATACACAAGAGCTTAAAGACTTCATCTTAAAAGGTGGTGAGATATACGATACACAGACAGCAGAGTACCTTATGTCGGGACAAAGACATAGTTTTGCTAGCTTAGGTGAGTTACAGAATATATATCTAGGTACTAAAGTTAAGATAGATCGTATTAGTAAGTTATATAGAAAGGGTGTAGGTGCAGATAGAATGGTGGGAGCACAGCATAAATGTAAAAGATTCTTTGCTATGTATGAGCAATATTCTTATGATGACGGCATCACTACATTACAAATATACGAAAAACAACAAATAAAACTTGACAATCTAGGAATGCGGTCTATAATAAAGATGTATAACAGATATTTACTATCTCTTATCAACTGCATGAACACAGGAATCTTGATTGATACTGATAAATGTCAGAAGACTTTGAGAGAGTTTAAAATAAAAGAATTGGAATTAATGGAACAAGCAGGGGAGTTGATTAAGGAGTATTGGAGAGATGATAGGTTGCCTGATTTTAATGTTAATAGTCCTACTCATAAGAGTGCTATACTCTTCGGTGGTGAAATCAAAGTTAAAGTGCGTCGTGAGAATGGATTGTACAAAAACGGAAAGCAAAAGTTCAAGCTTTTTGACGAGGTGGTTTACATAGAAGGCTTTAGATTGCCTTTAAGTTTAACTAGCGAATCAAAAGTAAACGGAAGATATAAAACTGGTACTGATATTATAGAGAAGATATACAAGAAGAGTACTAACGAAGAAGCTAAAGAGTATTGTAGGTTACAGAAAGAAGCTATGAATTTAGGTAAGATGTCTTCTACTTATTTAGAAGCATTCTTAAACTTAAATATTGATAAAAGGCTTTACCCTAACTTTAATACAACAGCTACAGCAACATCGAGGTTAAGTAGTAGTAACCCAAACTTGCAGAACGTACCATCTAAGTCAGATATGGCTAAGAAGATACAAGGGCTATTCATAGCTCCTAAAGGTTGGAAGTGTGTTCAGATAGATTTCAGTCAGTTAGAGATTTATGTATTAGCCTGGTTATCAGGTGATAGCAAGATGACTAAAGACTTATTAGATGGTGTTGACTTCCATTGCTTAAGAATGTCTTGGTGTACTAGTATGGCACAAGGTAAGAGTTATGAAGAGATTGTTGCATTAGCTAAAAAATGGAAAATAAAAGAGTGGGTATTAAAAAGGAATCAAGCTAAACAGATTTCTTACCAAAAAGCATATGGTGCCGGAGCTAGAAGTTTAGCTGAGAGTACGGGACTTCTTGAAGATGATGTAAAAGAACTCATGGACAAAGAAGATAAGATATATTATAAAGTAAAAGGATATAATGCTCATGTTTTATCTACAGTGGAAAATAACACGGAACATAGTACCAAAATGGGTATCCCGTCTTACCTGCTTCGAGGAGGAGTTAACGGCAAGAGATTTGATCAGAGCGGATACGAGCTGCTTCCTATCAAATCGGGAGATACTAATACGTATGAGAACGGACTTAGAAGAGAGATTGGGTATTACCAAAGCCCTACAAGAAAACGATACGCCTTCGAACAATTTGGGTCATTCGATAGACGAGGAAATTTAAGACAGAACTTTAGTCCAACACAAACTAAGAACTATCAGATTCAGGGTACAGCTAGTGATGTACAAGCAGCTACAAGCGCAGCGTTGTTACATGTACTATTACAACATTCTGATAAGATACAGATGGTAAATGAGATTCACGATAGTAAATGGTTTTATGTGAAAGAAGAGTATTTAAATAAGATTGTGCCACAAGTTTGTAATTTAATGGAATCTGTGCCACACTTGTTTAAGAAGTATTTGGGAGTAGATGTCCCATTTAAATTCCCTGTTGATGCTGAGATTGGGGATAATTTTGCGGAACTAACCGCTTTTAAAGGAGAGTAGAGTGGAGATAATTGACATAGGGTTTATAATTATACAAAGTGTTTTTATATGTATAGCATACCACCGCGGGTTTATTAAAGGTGTCGAACTAACCAAAGAAAATTTATTAAACTAGGAGAGTAAAATATGTTTCAAGCTGAAAAGAAAGAAAGATTTCATGATTTAGTAACATTCGTATCTGTTAAGCCAGTTAAGAAAATGGCTAGAGGTGTGGAGAAGCCAGGGATTGAGATAGCTTACACACCAATCTATAAAGATGGTAGAGCACATACAGGAGCACCATGGACTAAAAGTGCTTTTGCTGATAGTTTAAAAAACTGTAAGAATGTACTAACGTCTTTACGTGAGGGTGATGCTATTACATTAGAACTCACTATTAATGGTCAATATAAGAATCTAGCAGGTGTTATTGCTGGTCATATAGAAAACCCAAATAGAGTACCTACGAAAATCGCCACAAACCTAGTAGGTGAAAGAACACCTATGCCAGGAGTTAGGAAAAGCGGTGGTAATGATTACAACGAGAGAGCAGCTAAAGGACAAGCTTTAAACTTAGCAATGAACAAAGCTATTGCAGAAGGTAGAGGTGATGATGACGCTTATATTCTATCACAAATACCAAGAATGTTAAAACTAGGAGAGGCAGCACAAAATGCAAGTACACAACTACCAGCAATTGATAACATTGTTACAGCACTTGGACAAACGGAAACGGTTCAAACAACAATACCAACAAATGCAGCTCCTCAAGCAGCAGCACAAAGTAGTGCAGTTGAAGGATCTACAATACAACAAGGAGAATTAGATTCTGAGTTAAATGATTTGTTTGGAGGTATTTAATGGGTCCTTTAACGGCATTAAGTGTATCTCTCCTGGCTTTAAAGCTGGGAGGGGTTAGTACAGTAGGTTATGAACTTATAATCCTACCAGCAGCCTTACAAGGTGCTTATAACTTCTACCAAGCTTATAGGCAGAAGAGAGAACTAGATAAGTTAATAGCTATGATAGAAGAGAATAAATCTAAGGAGGACTGATGACAATCCTTAATATTGAAGCTGATGAAATTCTCTACCGTGCAGCATTTGCGGTGGAGACTAAGGGGTATAAGATAACCCTTAAAAATGGAGGTAGTAAAGATTTAGGGGGTAAGTATACTAAAACAAAGATTAAGAAAATGATGTTAACCAAAGACAAAACTTTAGATGTAGATTATAAGTTAGAAGTTTATCCAATAGTTGAGCCTGTTTCTTATTGTTTACGTATAATAAAGAACACATTACAAAGGTTATCAAAACACGGAGACTTAAGATTGTTCTTAACAGCTTCTGATAAATCAAACTTTAGGTTTGGGATAGTAGAGACAGAAGGACCTAAAGGAATGGGGTATAAAGCTGGTAGACCGCCAAGACCTGTTCATTATGAAGCTGCTAGAGAGTATTTGTTAAAACAAGGAGCAGAAGAAATATTTGGATATGAAGCAGATGACGCTTTATGTATGTATCAGACAGATGACACGATAGCTTGCCATATAGACAAAGATATTAACATGGTGGTAGGGAAGCACCTTAATTGGGTCACTATGGAGTTTTATGACGTACCAGAGGGATTAGGTACTGTCACAATAAACGATAAAGGTAAGGCTGTTGGTAGAGGGTTAAAGTATTTTTATCATCAGCTCTTGACAGGAGACGCAACAGATAATATACTAGGTATTAAAGGTATAGGTGATAAGACTGCTTACACTATATTAGAAGGTATTGAAACAGAGCAGGAATGCTTAAGAGGAGTTGTTAATATATACGCCACTCATTATGGTGAAGGGTATTTAAATATTTTGCTGGAGATGGCAGATTTGTTATGGATGGTTAGAAAAGACAAACTAACAGGTAGACAGTATTTACAGGAGAGGTTAAATGAACATACCACCTTATGACGACACTGACTTAGCTGCTGATATTGTACTAAAACACGCTAAGCATTTAAACGCTGTTATTATAGAAGATATAACGACAGCAATTAACATAGCTTTTGGGGATGGTTATTGTAGAGGGTATAATGCTGCTAATGAATGGTACACGCAAATGGATGGAGATATTGAATATATTAAGTCTTTTGATAGTGTACAAGGTGTGGATACGTTTAATGACGATTTGGTGGGGTCAGCATATGGGGATGTTCCATTTGTAGATTATGAGCTTTATAAAAATCTACCGGACGTAGACTTAGACAAACCATTGGATGACAAAGATGAATGATGATAGAGAATGTTATATAGAATATAAACACTACGGTACAACAATAAGATTCAGTGGGTTGGATAGAGGGATGCCTATGGAAGATTTTCATGATTTATGCCAGAGGCTAGCACTAGCTATAGGTTATCAACCAGAAACTGTGGGGGAGTGGTTTGAAAATGAGTGATAATAAACCGTGGGAGTGGGGTTATGTAGACCATAACACGGAGCAAGAATATTTACATAAAGTTGTACGTGGAGGTATAAGGCAAGGAGTTTGGAATAAGTGCCCAGTAAAAACTTATTTTTTAAGTAATGTACCTGTCAAACGTATGGTAAATAAAAAGACGGGTAAAATGTGTCAACATAATCAATGCAATATATGTAAGGAGTGGATAGCTAAGAAAAGTGGTTCTAAAAAGAATAAAGTGAAACCTAGCGAGCGTATGTATGTTGACCATATAATACCTACACGTAGCTTCACTAAACTTGAGGATGCAGGACAATTTATATATGATTTAGTATATTGCCCTGTAGAGAACCTACAACATTTATGTTTTTATTGTCATAATATTAAAACACATTCAGAACGTAAAAAAATATCATTTGAAGAAGCTAAGATTGAAAAAGAATGTATCAAAATAATGGCGAAAAGTGTACACGACTTAAAGGTGTGGTTATCAGATAGACATGAGCCTTACTTAACACCTAAACCAAAGAACAGAGATGTTGTAAGGAGGTTGTTGGATGAAGAAGCTTGGGATGTAACGTTAAATGATGGCTTAGATGAGTGGGAGTGGGATGATGAGTAATATACTAAATCAAATAGGAGGAGATATTTTGTATCCAAATCGTTATGTGTGTACTGTATTAGAAGAAATGCGTAAGCAATTAAAAACTCTTGATGAAAATAACCTAGATAGATACAAGAGTATTGCAGCATTAATGATTGAAGAAGCACAAACCATGGTCAATAAAATGGAGGCAGGACTTGAGGATTATGGTGATATTAGGAGGATGAAAGAGGAGAGAGACGAACTTTACGTGGAGATAAAGAAACTTAAAGCAGAGAAGAAAGAACTTAAGAAAGAGGAGGAGGAATGAATATAAAATCTCAATTACTAGATATCATGGAAGACTTCAACCTTGAATACAAAGAAGCTAGGTTTCTTCTTAAATCTCAACTAAGAAAAAGCTATGAGGCTGGGTTGATTGACAAAGATACATGGAAAGCAGCAAAGAAGGTGTTAACTGAGGAGTTACAATGAAAAAACCAACTATTTTGTTCTTTGATATTGAAACCCTGCCATTGAAATCTTTTATTTGGCAACCGGGTACTCAGTATGTAGGACATAAAAACCTATTACCTTCCCACGATATGTGGGGGTTAATTTGTATTCAATACGCTGTTAACGATGGACCTGTTAAAGTGTTACGTTATGATAAGCATGGAGGTACTAAGGGAATGATTAAAGCTTTCGATGCTCTTGTAGCAGAAGCTGACATTGTTCTAGGTAAGAATTCTGATAGATTTGATATTAAGATGTTGAATGCTATGAGAGCACTACTGGATATCCCACCAATTGTAGGTTGGGAGAAGTATACGGAGGATTTAGAGAAACAAATGAGGAGGTACTTTAGATTACCATCTCAAAGTTTAGATTACATCAGTAAGAAGTTAGATGTAGGTGGTAAAGTGTCTATGGATATGTCTGATTGGGTAGCTATATCTAACATGAAAGAGTTAGATGATTTAAAAGCTGATGGATTAGATACTAAATCTCTTAACGTAATAAGTACTCATTTGTTTAGAGAGAAAGTAAAGGATGTTAAAGCATCAGGAAAGAAAGCTTTAGATAAGATGTGCCATTATGGTGCTAAGGATACAGAGGATACACGTATCTTGTGGAACTATTTAAAAGCTCACTTTGATCCTAAGTTTAACATGGCTAAGTTTAATGATGAGAAACACGCTTGTAAGCATTGTGGGTCTCTTAGTATTAAAAAGAATGGTACTAGAATTGCTGGTAAAACTAAGTATCAACAATTCCAATGTAATGATTGTGGAATGTATGCAGGTAGAGCACCTATCAGTATCCACGGAATTATAGGACCTATTGGTTAGTAGTTAGAGCTTGTTACAACACCACTACTATCCATTGTAAAACTATTCCCACCTGTAAATGTAACTGTAGAGCCTCCTGTATCAGTGGGTTCTATAGACACCCCTGTATTATTCGAAGTTTCTCCACTCACTTTACTACCACTACCTGTCCACTCTATTAATGTATCTGCTGCTGCCTCTGCTGTGTTAGTTAAAAACTGTGCACCATCAAAAGCTAACTGATGAATACTATCAGCATCCCAATCACCTACTGGCCTTAATGAAGGACACCAAGAATCAGTACCAACAACACAACCACTCTGATATACACTAGTATTTAATGTAAACGTTCCTGACACTCTACTCATATTAACTGTTACCGTGCTGGCTGTAGCCTCATCATAAGCGTCTACACTAACCACTCTATGTGGAGCATTAGGTGGGTCATTAGGGTCTAACACTGCTGTAGCGTAAGCTTGAGCACTACTGTAAGGGTTACTTGATTCATAACCACCCGCTGTCTCATACCAAACACCTTGTAGAAATTGGTCTTCTCTTGGGTCTACATCTGCATTATAACTATCAAAACCACTACCCTCATAAATAGGGGCGTTAAATAAACCATCTAAATTAATAACAGCTTCTTTACTTCCACCTACTTCCTCTAATCCTGTGAGTTGTTTTAATTGACTACCTAAATTAGGGGCTGTTGTTTCTAAGTCTGCTAGGTCTTGTGAGAAAGATTCTTGTTGGTTAACTGTACCATCATCTCCAGTACCTGTAGCATTACCTGCTGCGTCACTAAAAGCATCTAATAACCCACCAGAGAAATCATTTAAAGCACTAGACACAGCCTCAGCTACGGGGGAAGCAGCCCCCTTATCACCTGAAGCTTGTCCCACTCCCCCAGCTTTGGCTTGGTAAGCGACACTTCTATCACCTAACTTAGCATCTTTATCTTTTAAGTCTTGTACTTGAGATAATAAATCATTGATTTGTCTTTGTAGCTTCTCAGTTTCAGCTAGCAGTCTTATGTTTCTACCTAAATCACTCATCTATTATGTCCATTGATCGAAGTTAATTGTTAAAGCATCGTTTGGTATTTCTACATCATAGCTTGTAGAACTTGTCAATACTGATTCATTCCTCAAACTAGCTCCGATGTCTGGAGTATCTACAACAAAGCTTACAGCATGTTGTGACTTAGTACCACCCGTTAATTTCTTATTAGCTATATGCCCAGTCCAAGCCTCTGACCCTGATGTTGTCGCTGGATCTAAACCATAATGACCGTTACCTAACTGTACTGACCCTTGTTGATACACTGGGGTACTTGTTAACGTAGCTGGTAGTGATAAACTACTATCAGTAGCACTACCTGTGCTCTGGCTCATAGATAATTCTACAGAGGTGTAAGCCTCACCTGTTGAAGCGTTAATGCTGTGAGTGAACGTATAGACACGTCCTGTAGCAACTAACTTAGTACAGTTTAGTTTAATTGTATGCCAAAGGTCTACAGTAGTCCATAAGCTACGTTTAAACATCACTCTATCTTCTCTATGACTCTTAAGTATGTCACTCTTAGCTTTGTTAAGCATAATCGTTACACTATCATCAAAGGTTGTTTTATTTGTATCTGCATCTATCCAATAACCACCCGTTGCTGTACCTGTAGTAGGCAGAGGGGTGTTTGTTGTGTATGAATTGTAGTTTTCCCATTCAGCTGCTTCATAACTAGAGGCTAGATTAAAGTGTAAGTCTTTTTCTTTTACACCATTCTGTGATTGTGATTGAGGAGCTTCTATTGATAATGTATATTCTGTTTTAATATTCTGTGTAAATCTTGTAGTAGCTATCCATTGAGCACCATTACATAATGTATCTGTATAGTCTGTAACGCCTGTTCTAACCACTTCTTTTTGTTGTACGCCATCAACAGTTACTGGATTACCATCACCATCTAGTACGTCAACAACTTGCTTAGTTACCGCTACAGTAGACCAACCCACTGTTGAGCCAGAAACACTAGCAGAACATGTATACCAACCACTTGCCCAGATATCGTCATAAGCTATGTCACCTTTTAAAGCCCAACCAGAGCCTTGTACAGCGGCACTAACTAACGCTCTTGTTAATGGGTCATAGTACCCTAGTAAGAACTCACAAGCTGTTCTAGGTTCTGTACCAGCTATAAATGTTCTTTCATGGTGATGTAATCTTTGGTATGAATAAGTTACTTTAAGGTTTACTTTGTTTATATATCTTTGACCACTACCAAGCTTAAGGTTTAAATCTCTTCTATATACATCACTATCAGTGAGAGTATAATGAGGACTTGCAGCACTAGCTATAGGGTCAACATTAGGTACACCCGTCTTTCTAAAGTTAATAACACTAGGTATTGTACTCACTCTATCTTTCAATTCTTGTAAATTTGTTTCTGGGTTTGAGAACACTTCAGTGTTATAGTAACCAACTTTATCAAGTTCAGCTCTACCCATTGTATTTTGTACTGTTTGTTCTATATCTAAAGAACAGTTAAACCTTATCTTTTGGTCTAATATAGTTACGTCAGGAGTGTTTATCTTACCTGAGAATATATGTGATATACCTGATGCTTCACGTATCTTATAAATCACTACCTTACCTCTATAGCCACGGATGTCTTGTACACCTGTTGGTGGTATTAAAGTGAATCTAAGCTGCGGTGCATCGTTTTCAGTATATGTTACTTCTATTAAGTCATGTATTTCATCAGTAGGTACACGTACACCACCTATATATAACATAGGTTCGTACCCGTTTCTACCGTAAAAACTAGTTGGGTCTGATAATACAACCACTGATTGCTCAACATCTATTGTTTTAGATGCTGTAGACTTCACTGCTTGTGCTATTGACACTACTATCCCAGGAGTAGAGACGCTTTTCAATTCTACTTCTTGCTGTATACTTACTCTTATAGCTGCTGCTGCTAGTTTACCTACATTCTGGGCAACACTAACAACAATACCTGTACCTAAAGCCTTTACAGCCTGTGCTATAGATACAACTACACCTCCACCTGTGGAGGACGTACCATCAGCTACCGTGTTATTTACAGCACGGCTATTAATCGAACTCTTATTTAACGCCATTAAAATCTACCATATAATCTGTTGAACAGCCCTGGTGTGTTATTTACTTTCTTGTCGACATCAGAAGTTATTACATTAGCTTCTTCTTTCTTTTCTTCTTGTTTATTTAGTTTTGTTAAAAGAAACACATTGATAAACAAGTTTAAAATACATATGAATTCAAACATTATTCACCACTCTTTTTATGCTTCTCTTTAACTGCTTTATGTGTTGAATAAATTGGTTCTATCTTAGGTAGGGTTCCATCATCCATAGCGTGCCATAGAGCGTCTAGTTGATCACCGATAGGCATATATTCATCTCGTCTAGCTTGTCTTATAGATGCAGCTTCTTTTATTGGCAACGCTTCTATTTCCCAAGCGTCAAGCATAGCTTGGTCTGGCTTAGGTCCTAGAGAATCATCCCATTTTTTTATATAAGGACCTTGTCCGTCATCTTGTATATTAACTTGGAAGGCTAAGTCAACCTCTGGGAATTTTAATTTTATTATATCTGCTATATTCATTTAATAATCTCTTTTCTTAAGGTTGTCCAATAAGTGCACATGTCATCGTAGTGTTTGTATTTAAAGGTCTATCAACTCCACTGGCTTGGTATACGTATAACTCTATATAATCAGTTGAGCCGTTCATGTCTAAAGCATTAACTATGGTAGTACCATTTTGACCCGTACCACTCGCCCCGCACGCGTTATACGTTGATGCCGAGCCATTTTTATATATACTACCAATAATAACTGATTGGTCACCCATAGTGTCATACACCATACTACACACTACCAGATAAACCCCTGCTATCGTAGGTGTGAATCTATAATTAGTCGCGTTGTCATAATCTCCGTTAGAGTCTAAATTCTCAGTATTTAATTGAGCCTTAGTAAAGGTAGCTGTGGAAATTGTTTGGTTAGAGCCTCTAGCAGCCTGCATAACTGGTATAGCTGTGACACTTGTACCCCCCTCAGCTATTGGTAGCGCTGTGTCTAATGTTAAACTAGTAAAATCAGCATCCCCGTCAGAATTTATAGAAGCTACTATAGCACTTGCTGAATCTTTAATATTAAAATCATCAACTCCAGCAGCATCACCTAAGATAATGTTTACGTCATTATCTGAATGTAACTCAATATCACCCGCACTTACTGATACAATTTGATTACCGTTAACGTCTAAATCACCCCCTAGTTGAGGTGTTGTATCGTCTACGACGTCCCCTCCACCAGAGACGGCTTGCCAAGAACATGTACCGTCGCCATCCTCTCTTAGATATTTAGTACCACCAACCTCACCGGTTGATAACACTGCTGTACCTTCTGGAGCGCCTCCACCGACTGAATCAGCATAAGCTTTAATAGATTCACTTGTTGCTAATGTCACTGCACTAGCTGTTGCCATTGTATCATCATCAATAATAGATGTTATACGAGCACCTGTAGCGCCAAACTGTACACCACTGTTATTGGCTTGTATTCTCACAACGTTATTTGTTGTTACTGAAAACCCGTTAGAATTGTGTAGCTGTACTTTATAGAAACTTGTCCCAGCTTGATAATCACAGCTTGATGATGTAAACGTATACCAATAGTTAGCAGCACCTCTTAATACAGGTACGTTACCTGAATGATTTAAACAATAAGCTGTTGCACTACTACTACCACCAAAACCTACATAAGCGCCTGATGCAGAGGCATCTAGAGGACCTATTAAAGCTGGTGTTTCATCTGATGCTAATACATCTGTGTATAATAAAGCTGTATCTCTTATCTCTACAGGGTCAAGGTCAGCAAAAGCAAAACCTGTTGTCCCTTCTTGTGCTCTTGTTATTGTTATTACAGAGCCAGCTATAGCTGTAGCTGTAACGATTTCTATATTACCAGCACCATCGTCAAGTGTTACTTGACATGTGTCACCACCCCCCACTGCTGGGAAGCCTGTAACACTAGTAAGAGTCATTGATGTAGCTATAGCTGTTATAGCTCCATTCAATGTTGTGCTAAAGTTATTTGCTATTAATCTTGCCATTATACTACAGTCTCCACGATAGTGTTAAGATTCAAAGTGATAGCAACCTTGCCTGTGTTATCAGCAACGTTAGTAACTGCATTAGTTATTCTATAATGTACTTCATATTGATTAGCCACTTCACTTGTAACTGATGTACCTATTGCTAAGGCTGCGCCGGCTGTAGCTCCTGCTAATCCACCATTACTTGAAGCTAACTTAACTTCTGTAATCTCATGTCTAGCTGATAGTAGTGTCCACACTGCTGTACCATCTGATACAGTGGAGCTTCCAATCCCTGTAGTTGGCCATGTAGGCTCTGTTGAAGCATGTGAGGTGCCTGCTGTAGTACATTCATATACATACCCGTTAGGTGTGGTAGGCTCTACCCTATCGTTCAGTGAGTAGGCTGTAGCTGTTGCCCAATCTACTATCGCATCTGTAGGGGTTAGGGTGATGTTATCAACACCAGGATTAGAGTTAGCTTCTATCTTTCTACCTGCTGTATTACTACCTAGATAAAGAACACCGTCTTGGGTACCATCACTTAAATCTGTGTAATGTACAAAGCTTAATGTCCCAGTGAATGCCGTTGTTTGGGCACTATCTGTGAATAAATCAAATGTATCTGTTATTGCCATGTTTTTTATCTACCTATCTTCGCTGTTTCTTCACGTATTATTGTCTGTACTATATTATCAACTACTTTATCTTTCTTTAATATTTCTATTGCCGCATTTGGATCAGACTTGACTAGCAACTCAATCTTACCTTGGCTAGGAGCCGCTGCTGCTTGTGATATAGCTCCTTGAGCACCTAAAACACCTGCCTGTATAGCTGATGTTGTTTTGTTCCTCTCTGCTATCCTTTTTTGTATAGCTTCTATGGCTTTTTCACCTGCTACTACTTGATCGAATTGTCCTTTGACAAAATTATCTGTTAATACAGGACTCCACAACGCTGTTGAAGCTGCTTGAGTTTTATTTATAATAAGAGCTAGTTTTTCATACCCTAAGATAACGTTATCTATTCCGTTAGCTACTGATGTTATAGCACCTAATATATTAGACATAGCGCCCAACACTACATTAGCTACTTTCTCAGCAACTTTACCCATACCACCCATACTAATAACAAACTCACTTACTTTATCTATTAAGAATTTGAACGCTGGTGCTAATTTAACAGTTAATTGTTGTGCAAAACCCCCTAATATTTGTCCTAACACTGTTTTAGAATCATTAAATGCTTCTACAGCTTTAGCTTGTGATTGGCTTATAGATATACCTAGTTTATCAAACTGTTTACCAGTTGCCTCTAAATCTGAATTCATCGTGTTAACTAACGCAACACCTTCTCTACCAAATATCTGCATAGCTAATCTAACTTTGTCAGACTGGTTGCTAATACCTCTAAAGGCTACTGATATCAAATTAAACGCTTTGTCAGGTGAGAGTTTATTTAGTACTTCCGCATCTAGGTTGAGTTCTGCTAAGGCTTTCTTAGCTGTTCCAAACCCTGCTGCTGCCTCAGAAACCCCACGCGTCATTCTTTGTAATGTTTGGGATAATTTTTCTGAACTAACTCCTGTTAAGGCTGCTTGGAACTCTAGTTTTTGTAAAGCTGCTACTGTAACACCTAATTTAGCAGATGTCTTAGCAAGTAAATCAATGCTTTCAGCTGTCTTGTTGACTACTGCTGCTACACCTACAAAAGCTGCTGTTGCTACTCCTGCACCTACTGCTAGCCCTGATAAAGCTTTCTTAGCTACCCTACCAAAACCTAGTAATGCCTTTTTAGCTTTACTTAGTTCTCGCTTCTGTTGGCTAGCATCAACCTTAATTTTTGTTATTATTTCGCCTATTAAAGCCATTATCTTTGTAATCCTAGTAACATAGCCCGCATCTGTTTTGCCAGCTCTTCTTCTGTTTTATTCTTTTGTTCTTCCATAGACACTTTATATTCTAAATCTTTCTTATACTCTTCATCTTGTAAAGAGAAGTAAGCCACCCACTGCTTAAATTCCTCAGGAGCCATTGTATCTAATAACTCTTGTCTAGTTTTACCAAGCTTTAAGGCTAACTCAAAGCTGAAGTAATTAAGAGGGCGGCGAATTAGTTTTTTGCTAAATTATCCACTTCGTTTTGGTCGATGTTATTTATGTTTAATATTGCTTTAAATAAAGTTACTATAATATCTGCTGATTTCTCTTTCAGATTTATAACATCTTCTTCATTGAACATTAACTCACCATCTTCATCTATACAGCATTTAAGTATTAGTTGGAACATAAGCTCTGATTGGTCATCATTCCCCGTTGCTAGTTCTTCAAAAGCTAATTGGTCTTTGATTGATAAAGCTCTTACTCTTATCTCACCGTCAAGCTGTCTTATGTAGATATCTTTATACTCATAATCATTACTTTCTAAAAACTTCTTCTTACTTATTAATGCCATTATTTAATTCTCTCTTATCAAATAAAAGGGCCGAAGCCCTTTAAGATTAACTTAATACTATTGCACCAGATACTTTAATTGTACATGTACCTTTTGCTACGTCGTCAGCACCTACGTCAGTTGTAAGCTGTGTTACAAAAGCGTCAAATGTGAATACGTTTAATGTTGATGTTGGTAATGTTATTACAAACTCACGTGTAGCTTGAGCTGCTAACATTTCTCTTAATTCTACTTGACCAGCGTCATCTTCATCACGAATCAAATCAAACGTGATTGAACCATTGTCTTGCAAGCCTTGTACAAACTCTTGAGCTGTACTAGCTAGTGTAGTGGTTGGTATTTCAGTTGCTGAACCAGAACCGATACCACCTATAGACATGATACCGCCTATTATCGCAGTAGATGCTGCGCCATCTTCTACAGATACGGTTGTGCCTTGTGCTAAAATTGGTGTTGCCATTGTTTATTTTCCTATGTATATACTATGAAATGTATGTCGATGTTGGTTCTGTAATACTCGATATCGTTGTCAGTATCACGTTG